GGGTGAGCATCTGAGTCTGACATCCAAGTACCCAAAACAGAAGGTTCTGAGTTAGCTCCAAAGTAGCCTTTGTAAAATTGAATGTATTGGTCGTTAGCATAACCATTAGTTTCTGCTAAATCGATTTTAGGGTTTTCGAATAGAAGACCTCTACCTTCATCATCGATTTCGGTCCAACCATTAGATTCAAAGAATTTAACAATTAAATCAGTAATGATTCCTGATTGTTCTTTAACAGTAAGGTTGGGTAAATTTTTTAAGTACGTCATATGTAGTAGTTTTTAGTTTTTATTAGTTAATTATTTATATATAAATATAAGAATAAATTTCGACTTATCCAAATATTTTAGCTCTAAGTTATTAACAATTTTAGTAAAGTTATTAACAGGTTATTCGTCCTCAAACTGCATTTCCCAACCCGTAGGTGAAATACCAGACATAAGAAATTCCTTATCGTCTAGGTCTAGTTCAGGTAAAGCAGTGTGTATTAAAGTACCGTTCCTCCATCTTTGATATCCCTTAGCTGAGAAGGGCTTGGTTTCATAAGGAATCATTGATAATGAGCAATGTCCTTTAGCAACGGCTTTAGTGTTTGATATGAATCTTACTTTATATAACATTTAGTTAATTGTTTTATATATAAATATAAGAAAAAAATACGACTTATCCAAATAAAAGAGATGACAATTTGTCCACTTTATATGACTATTTGTCTTATACGATTGTACCCAGTAAAAATACTACAATCATAACTGCTACGTATATTACTGGTGTTACGTCTATTTGCTTTGTATTCTGTTTCATATAAATAAATATATTAAGTTCCTTGCGGGTATGTTATCTTAAGGTTAATCTTTTGTCAAAAAACCCCCGCCCCTTTCTTTAACATCTTGGTTGCGCGTTTATGGCATTGGGGTGTAATCCGGTTCGTCAATAGATTCGCATATAAACAAATGGCCATTACTGCGAAATACGATATCGGCATGGTATAAAGTTCTAAGTACATCAACCCATCCATCTATCATCTTTATTGAAGTTTCAGGGAATTCTCTTTTAACCTTCCACAATTGATTATTAACGTGTATTATCTTTGTAGCCGGTAAGTTAAAATACATCTTCATTATAGCGTTTTTAATTCTTTGAACATTGGGTGTACCCTAACTTGTTTCCATAATACATTAGCCATTATCATTACATCCTGAAGACTATCTCTCATTCCCTCTTCCTTTTGGTCTTCCCATACATCTAGTATTTGTACCCAAGTATCTAGCGGGGTGTTTCTTTCTAATACTGTAATTATCCAGTTTAAGTATTCGGGATTTGTTTCTCCCTGTGCTTCTAGGCCTTTTGCTAATCTGGTAAATTTACCTAATAGTGATTCTGCTAGTGTTTTTCTCATAGTTATTTATTTTATCTGTTTATATCTGAATTACAATAATCATCTGCCATTGTTTCTAGTTCTTCTAGTTCCCTGTTATATATTCTTGATATAGCAGGTGGTTTCTTTGCCATGTTCCACATGGGATGTTCCATCGCATATTTTTTGGCTTGTTTTTTAGAATAAGCTTGTACCTCGTAATCTCCGTAATCGAAGTCGTTGTACATAGTATCCCAAAATATCCCTTCTATCCTATAAGTTCTTTTCCGTTGTAATTTTGTATTTAGCATATGTTTATTATTTAGTATATTATTCAATTAAATTTAATTTATAGTGGGGTGAAATAAAATCCCCCGGTAAAAATTTTGAGGCCGACATAAAAACGAAGCAACGCTGGTTTCTAAAAAAGGAGGTGAGCGGCTTACAAACAATTATTGCCCTTGTGTGTAAACCAGCTCATTTACCTCCATAATCACCACTACATGATTGTTTTGGCCTTAAAGAGCCCTAAAAGGACCCTAAGAGGCACTTTCTATGTCTTCTTGAGTGAATAGTTCCTCATTCTCTGTGTTAAATATATCCCCGTTTTGGGTAGAAGGGGCGTATTTCTGTACTAGCTGCTTAATAAAGGTCCTTTCGGAGTCTAGCCCCCCAGCATCGTCAAATTGGGGGTAAACAACAACCTCAGCTGCTTCCTCGAGTGTGAAGCCATCAAAGACAAGTGAGGCGAATTCGATGGATGCCCTAGTGGATATTGAAGTGCTTATTCTAGCTGTTTCTGACTTAAGCTCTTGACGAGTAGCAGTAACGATAGCAGCTATATTCTTCAATTCTTGAACATCAGCTTCTGGGTATAATAGAGTGAGTAATTTTTCCTCATTATCCTGAGTAAGTAAGTCTATTTCTAAGATAACGAACCTGTCCATAAGAGCTCTATCCATTACTCTTGTTGAGGTATATTCGTTACCTATATTAGATGTAGCTATAAAAGAGACCCCCTTAGCAACCTTGATTGTAGGTGAGTCCTCTTTTTCATCCAAACGGAGGTATCTTTGGCCTGGGTCTAGAACGGTCATTAGGATGTTCCAAGCCTCAGGATGTGCCCTAGAAAGCTCATCTAGGAGGATAACTGCATCTGGTGTTTGTATTGCTTTCACAAATAGTGATTCTGAGAAGCAAGTACCGGAGTCTTTTTTGAAGTGAGTATTACCAATTAAGGTAGAACGAGGGTCTTGAGTAGCTCCTAGATTAAAGTAGAACTCTTGTCTATCTAAAGCATTAGCGACAGCCTTAGCAGCCATTGTTTTACCTCCCCCGGCAGCCCCGGTCATCATTATATTTTTACCTCTTAAAACGCTTCTTACGAGATACTTCCATTTAGTTGGAGTCATCATAAGCATTTCCGGTTTTAAGGTTATTGAATCCTTATGTATAAAGTTCAGCATATTAGCATGTTCCTTATTAACAGGTGGTACGTATTGGTCCCAATATTTTTCTAGTTCAGAAGGAACTTTAGAGTGTATATTAGGTTTAGCACTTGATGTACCCCAATTAGTAATCTCACCGTTGGTAAAGGTGATTGTTATATTGGAACCTTTACGCATTGCTGATTTAGCTTTTTTAATAGCATCTGGATTGGCAGGCATAGTAAAGGTATTTTTACCTGATTCCAGTTTTAATTCTGTTTTAGTAACAGATGTAATTTTTAAGACATTTTTCATTTAGTAGTGATTTTTATTATTTATATATAAATATAATCAAAATATTCGACTTATCGAAATTTTTTGACTGTTAGTTATTAACAATATCAGTAAAGTTATTAACATTTTTGCGAGTTTTCTTTACTGCATAGTAGCAAACCCGAGCCTAGCATTATCATACAGATAAAAAAGCCCATTTCATTAAGCGGGTCAGCGAAGTTTATGTAGTTTAATATTGTACCAGTTCCGGTAATATATGCTAGATAGAAAGAGATAGCAGCTCCGAGTAAGTAAAGTAACTTTGTCATAAGTGTGATTGTTAGTATTTATATATAAATATAAGACATTTTTTCGACATATCCAAATTTTTTAGGTGACAATTTGTCAAAAAAAGGAGACAATTTGTCATGCGGTTTTAAGGCCGTTTAGACTGCCGCTATGACCATTGTCCAGTCTTGTATATCGTTGTACAATTGCACCAAAATAGTTCATTAGCCCGGGTAAAAAAGTCCTTAGCCGGAGAACACGCCCCAAGCTATTTTGATTTTATCATAAATTATATTGTCCAGTTTACTATTCATAAATATAAATGCCATTCAATACTATGGGGCTTTACCATCAGGGGTACTTTAGTACTAATTAAATATGAAATTGACGGGTTGGGGGCTTTGGGGAAGGAATAACGTCCTTTCTTAAGTACTCGTATATACGTGATTTGCTTAATCCCATATGCTTTGCAATGTATGCGACTGAATGCCCTTCTATTCTCATGTCTATTGCTATGTTTGCTTTTATTATTGTAGATGATTTTTTAATCGGTGTGTATTCTGATGTTTTTGATTTCCAATTTGTCATGTTATTTGTTTTTATTTTTTAATCTGTTTTTTAATTTGTTTATATAATACCCTATAAAAGGTAATGCGCCCAATGCTGTTAATAATGAAGGATGAGGTTCTCCACATAATCCAAATGCATGTTTTAGAAATTCTATCATGAGTTTGTTTCGTTTAATGCAAAGATTTCTATTTCGTCGTATTTATATTGAGATGTTCCTATATTTTCCAAGAAATCTATTTGCATTGTTTTTCTTTTATTCATGCAATCTCTAATAGTATATATTCCATCTTTGTGTGTTCCTTTTATATAAACCTTGTCGCCATAATCAAAGATTCCTCCATTTCTTTTTAATAAATCTTGTGAGACTGCTATCCAATTCCAATTAGAAACTTGATACGGATGTATCTTGCTTCCGTCTGCTGTTATTAGTGGACTGTCATCGCATTGAGCTTCGACTGGATGATACATCGTTGCTTTTACTAATAATGGAATTGTGTCTGTCATAGATAATACATAGTCGCTTCCAAGTATTGATATAGTATGGCGGGGCGTACCAAATTGTGATAAATAGCGAAGGGTGTCGATGGTTAATTCTTGTTCTTCTATTGTTTCTTCTAACCAATCGATGTAATCTTGGAATTCATTGTATATTTTTTCCTTGTGTTCTGATTCAGATTCTATATGTTCTATTAAATCATTTTTAACACATTTGTACTGATGAATTACGTAGGATAACATTATTATTGTTAAACCTAAGAAAATAGTAAGTTTTTTCATATAAGTTTTATTAAATTAGTTATTAAAATTATTGTGAACAATCCTATTGCTGCTATACAAAAGAAAGTCATGCTATCGTTATATTGTCTATCTGATTTCATATTACAAATTTTATTATTAAAGATAGTACAAATAGAAAGAATAATATATTTGCTATATTCTCATACATTTTTTGTTTATCTGTTTGTTGGTCTAAATTATCTGAATTCTCATCATGTAACGGTGCAGCTTTTACATGCAATAAGAATATTGTTGCTAATACTACTATTGTAACCATTGGATATATCATTTTTTATTCTCTTTACTTTTTATTACTTTATTATATGCGTATTCCCATCTATCTCTAGTATCTTTGTATCTATGCTTATCTTGATTACTCATTTTATTTAATTGAGCATCGAATTCTTTTTTTAATCCTAGTTCATTTATAGATTCTGTGATGTTGTAATATAAGTCTTCATAGTGTCCCATTCTTTTTCTCCTGAGATAATTTGTCCAGCCTTTGTTGGAGTTTTTGTATTACTAAATACGGTTCATTATTTTCTTTTGCTTCTATAATTCTTTTCTGAATAGATTTTATTTCTTGTTCTATATTACTCATCGTCTTCTCTATCTATTAAACTTTTGATGAATCCTTGTATAAATTTTACAATCATATATGGCCATGTTAATACCATTATGAATCTTTCATTCTCGTCGAAGTGTATTGGACAAGATAAAGTTAAAATCATCATGATTATCCAACCAATTACTAAATACGTTAATAACCATTTTGCTAAAAATAATAATGTAATCATAATTCTATTCTCTCTACTTTTACACCAGCTGATTCTAGAAATTCTATTCCTTCTGTATCGTTATATGAATCTAAATAAATAACCCTTTTTATTCCAGCCTGGTGTATTAACTTGGAACAATTCTTACATGGGCTCATAGATAAATATAGAGTAGCATCATTACATGATGTACCATGCTTAGCACATTTTAATATTGCATTTGCTTCTGCGTGTAAAACTTCCCATTTAGTTGTATTTCCTACTTCACAAGAGTTTTCGAAGCCAGATGGAGTTCCATTATATCCATCTGAGATAATCATATTGTCTTTGACTATCAATGCACCAACCTTTGCTCTTTTACAATAAGATTGCTTGGCCCATTCAAGAGTCATTCTCATATAAGTTTTATCTTTATCTACTATTCCCATATCGTATCGCCATCACCCCCAATCCACATTGTGTATTCATCTGAATCTCCACAATCCATATCTACTTCATTCATTACTTCATCTGACTTTGGATATTGAAAATTATGCGTTGGACCGTAAGTTTTTCCTGGTTCTATCTTATCTCCTCTGATAACAGAATTTATTACAATTACTAATGTAAATGTTGCACCAATCAGTAATGTTATTTTAATAATTCCCCAAATAATTGTATTTAATAATTTCATAGTTATTTCCTTTTAATTCTAAACAAATCTTTACGTTTTGGATGTACCTCTTTCAAAGCATGTGCTGTAAATGATGGCATGATTGCTTCTATTGTTATTCTTGTTTCATCAGGGTCTACTACACAGAAAGCATAGTAATCAAATTTACTTGGGTCTTTCTGTTGTTCTATCCAGTGAGAATAAGCTAGCTTACCTCCAGTAGTAGTTTTTACTTGATATCTTGTTCCAAAAGAATCTGTTACGTCTACTGCATCATATCCTGGGTTTTTGTATTCTATTCCAAGATATTTACATAAAGCAATCTCTCCAAGCATTCCTCTCATAGTTCCAACTTTATTATTGAAATTATATTTTTCTGCAAGAGTTTTATCTTCTGGCTCTATAATAAATCTTTGGTGTGTTTCTCTAATCATCTTGTCCCTTTTCTAGATAACTTTGCCAATAACCTGCAAATAAAAACATTGCAGTAAATGTACCAAACATATATAATATGAACCAAGGTGTATAAGTTAAGTCTTGATGAATTAAAACTGGAATTGCCATAACAGCCATCCAAATTAGAAAGAAGATAAATGGGTTTCTTTCCATTTTCTTTTCTATTTTCTCAGTTTTTTCTTTTCTTAACAATCTATTCACTGCATCTTGCATATCAATACCGTATGCTGGATGTTTAGTGATAGTTCCGTCTGTTTCTCCAACTACTATTTCGTATCTAAAGTATTCTGGATTAGATTTTGATTTTCTAATCATTCTACAGACAATGGCTCTTCGCCTTTTGAATTTTTTAATTTCTTTTTCTTTCATAACTATTTTCTAATTTATATAACTAATACCGGATGGGTATTCGGATATTATTATCCTATTTTAATTGCTTTTGGTTTAGCTTCATCAGCAATTGGAATGAAGATTGTAAGTAACCCTTTATCCATTTTGGCATCAACTCTATTCAAGTTAAATTTTGGAGAAATCTTCCACCCTAAGTTAAAAGACCTCTTTGCAATTCCTCTATGGATATAATCAACTGATGTATCTTCATCAGTCTTATCGTAACTAATATTGATTTGATTTTCAGCTGTTTCGATTTTGATATCTTTTTTATCTAAACCTACAGCTGCTATCTCTATATTCAAACCATCATCTGTTGTGAATAAATCACAAGGATATTTTGGTTTATTGTCTACGTGAGATTGAAAATTTGAATCTGTTTCAAAGAAATTTTTGAACAGAAGGTCGGTTGGAAACAACCGCTCATGAAAATGTAATCGTGTCATAATTAAACTCCTAAAATGTTTTATATTAAAATTAAATACCCATCCAGTATACTTAATTTAAGGTTCGCGAAAGTATTTCTTTTTCCCCGGTTCCTCGTAGATAAATATCAGTTAACTTATGCTTTATGCTCAAATACTTCAATTATTTTCGATTGAGATACTGATTTTATTTCGTAATCATTTACAGAATCTTTTAGATTTTCTATAATCTTTGTTTCTGCTTCTGTACAAGACATAGCGTTAACTAAATATTGAACTCTTGATTTCTTTTCTCTTGTGCCACCACCTTTTGTGTCGACAACTGTAATAAATTCTACTTTTCCTAAATAATACATAACTTTTTCCTTTTTTATAAATTTCGTAACATTTCGTAATCTTGTTCGTCAAGATTATCTTTTTTAAGTAAAGTGCTATTCTTTCTTGGGTATGGAGCATTCTTACCTCCAGCCAATTTACCTTGATGAATGAAGAAACAGTTGTAGCACATTACTATTAAGTTTTCCAGTTTCCTGTTTAATTTATTTCTATCGTCAAAACCAAGTATCAATGGAACTTTACCATCACCTTTTCGTTTTTCTTGAAAGCCACAAATCTCACAGCATTCATCTTTTACTTTATGTTTTATCAATCTTTTCAATAATTTCCATGTAGGATATTCTGGATGTTTACCTTCGCAGATATCTTCTAGTGGATATTGATTTCCATGATGACCTTCTCTAAATTGAGAAATACCTCTACCAGTTTGATTCTTATGTTTTTCATATAATGAAACGCCATCTTCATCAAAATAATTTGAAGCATA